CGCCATAGCGCGAGCCAAAGACTTGGTGTAGCGTGCCGACAAGCTGTCATACAGATTGTCTTCAATCGCTTCTTCAGTAATACTGAAGCCAAGGGCGATGGTTTCGTGCGTGTAGCGGGTAGAGAAAGCTTCCTGCGCGTTGTCATAAGCGATGGCAGAGCCCTCGTTCTTAACAGGTGCAGCACCAAAGCCAGACAGCTTGGTCTCTTCCTCGAAGGAACGCTCAGAGGTTTCAGTCTCGTAGATTTCCTTGTGTTGCTCGCCGTAGCGTGCGTACTCCATACCAAACAAAGCGTTCAGACCGGGGAGCAGTTCTTTAAGTAGTTGTGCGCGTGAAATTGCCATGATTTAGCTCCTTACAGGCCGACGTTGTTTAAATACGAGTGGGCACTGGGGTTGAACTTAACCAACACATCAGTGAACGCGTCGCCGATTTCCGAGAAGCCTTCAATCTCAACAAAGCCCACAATACGGAAAGCCGCAGCAGTTGTGACCACGTTAGATTCCAAAGCGCTGGTCGAGTTACCTGTACGGGTAGAACCTGTAGAAGTGGACTGTACAGCGGCAAAGAAGGTGTTAGTGCCCAAAACTGATTGAGCGCCAGAACCATCTAGCTGTGCTTGGAACGCAACGCTTGGGTCAGTAATAACCTTAGCCGTAACCACGCCGGTTGTGCCGGAGGGATAGAACTGCGAGTTAATCACCTGTCCTTGTGCATTGACAAATTCGCAGCCGACGAAAACGCCGATTGCACCGATGCCGTTGCCGCCAAGGTTGTTAGTCGTAATGTCGGCACCAGTGGCGGTGGAGATGGCTAGATAGCCGTCTGCGCCAATGATGACTACCTGACCATAGAAAATATTGGTGGCCTCGCCAGCAGGGTCAATCAGAAAAGTCTGAGTTGCACCTGCATAGGGCATGCCATCAATACGGTTAATGGGACGTAGCCCATAGGGGGAAGCTGTAGCTGCCATTTAATGACTCCTAAAATTTATGTACCAGAACCGAAAGTGACTTTCGACTTCTTATCGACGATCATCGCCATATTAGATCGAGCGTCTCTATCACGGAGAAAATTGCTGTCTACTGATTCCATCTGCATTTTGTTCTTTTGATCGTGCTGTTGCATGCGCGATTCTAAGATTTCAGACGGGATGCGGCAGAGCAACAGACCACCCACTTCGATGTTTCCTTTCCATCGACCTTCAGTGGAAGCGTGCATCATGAGCTCAGGATAATCCTCTGCTTTGCAGGGCTCGTATCCTTCGCGTAACTTGGAAGAAATGTTACCGGGATCAGCTACACCCAGAGTTGAGATACGTACCCAACGAGGCGTCCAACCGGGCCGGGGGTCTGGTGATGGCAAAGTTTCAGGCGCACGCCAAATCATTGGGCGTTTTGTTTTTTCTCTGCTATCGGACTCACGACTTTTACGATTTTGTTCTAGCTGTTCCATTATTTATTCCTTTCAAGCAAAGCAACCTGTTTAGCATATTGGTCAATAGGGACCCCAAGACGGCGAGCAATCGCTGCTTCAGATGCCTTCAACTTAATACGATTAGGCGGTGTGCTCCGAGTAGCGGGTGCCACAACGGAACTTGGTTTTGTTGCACGGCGCGGGGTTTCATCCTCGTAAGCCGGTTCTGACCTTTTTCTAGGAGGCGGGTCATATTCTTCCTCGTCGCTCTGAACATCTTCAAAATGCTCAGGAAATCGTTTGCGCATTGTTTTATCAATGGTTTGAAAGTACTCTTCAGTACCCACATATTCAGGACCATACTCCCGGGCTAATTTTTTGTCAAGCCCAGTAGCAGCCATAGTCATTTCTTCATCTTTACCCCACCAACTGTTGTTTTTTTGCACCCATTTAGCCGTACGGGGGGCCATTTGGGGGGCAGCAGGGGTCGAGTCGTACTCTTTCTCCTCCACTTCAATCGGTTTCATACTCTGTACGCGCTCTGCTTTCAGAGTGGCGCGGGTAATCTCCGATTGTGCGTCGGCAAGAGCGTCTGGGTCCCCAGCGTCGTAGGCTTCTTTGTATTTCTTCTTGGCAGCGCCAAGTTCGATATCAGCGGACGATTTGGACTGCTCAATAAAGGCTTGACTGCCAGAAGCAAGCTGTTGTTGAAGTTTTTTATTCTCTTCAATCATCTGTCGGGCATAGGCTTCAGCGGCTTGGCGTTCCCGCAGTGCTTCTTCCTTGGCTCGACGTTCGTCGTGATAGCCCTTACCCAATTTTTTAATTCGGGCTTGGACTTTCTCGTCATAAGAAGATAGCTCACTGTCAGTGACATCTTCTGGCGGGACTTTCATGGGCTTGCGGCCACGGTCATCGACAGGTGTGTCGTCTTCAATTTCTATATCGAGCTTGTCATCTTCAACAGCAGCAGCTTTTGTCTGTTTCGTTTCCTTTTCATCAGGAAATTCAAAATCATCATCTTCAAATTTAGTAGCCATAATTTGCTCCTTTACGATGCACGTGAGATACCACGGGGGTCTTCCACAACCGCTTCAACCGAGTCATCGTTGATGATCCGAAATTCACGACCGTGGATTTTCAGGCGAGTTCCTGAATTGGGGCGGACGATGACAAAGTCACCTTCCTTGCACGAGGGGCCAGAGGGGAATCGGCTCTCGTCTTTGTAGCAGTCGGGGCCCAACTTCACCACAAACAACACCGGGGTCAGCACCTCTTCGTAGTGAATAGTCTGGCTGGCTTTAATCAGCGAACTATCTTCAAACTCTTCAGGCGCGTCAGGTATGACACAGAGCATCATAAATCTCTTCGGGTCCGGCAACTGTTTAGCTTTTTGTTCGGATGTTTTATTTAAAATACCCGACAAATCTACCGCAGCGACATCAAAATCAGTCATCACTAGTCTCCATTTTCTGCACGAGGTCTTTGACAATAATTTCTGCATGAGTCAGACCCCGGATGACCCCACAGACATGACGATACTCGTCAAATGATTTAGCTCCTCCTCCGTTGAGGAAGGTTTGTTGATCGGTTCGGAGCTTGTCAATCTCCTTGGCAACGTGCCCAAGCACGTGATAGGTATCCATTTAAATTAGCCTCCTTTTGTACGTGGCGTACGGTTTTGATTCTGCTGCGCCCGGTTGTTGGCCATCTGCGATTTGTGCTTGGCCATGTCAATACCCATACGAGCACCTTCAAGCTCCTGCTGCTTCTCGATACGATCTTTAGCAGCGGCGGCTGTAGCACTGACCTGCATCCCAGCAATTTCTTTCTGGGCCTCAATGCGCGACTCCTCGATGCGAATCTGGTCAGCTTTAGCTGCGGCATCCATCTGCATCTTCTGCTGTTTAAGCTGGAGTTCCGCTTGCTTGATCTGAAGTTCTTGCATCTGCATCTGGATAACCGGGTCTTGCATCTGCTGCTGAGCCTGCTGTTGTTGAGCTTCTTGCGTGTTCTGCTGAAGAATCGCCTGTGACGCTTGCGCTGCCATCATGGCAATCTGATCGGCTTGCTCGGAAGACATATTCTTTTGCTCTTCTTCGCCCGGCAAGATCATGCCCATCTTCTCTTCCATCTGACGACGGTACTCGAAGGCAACGTGCTCGTTGATGTGAGCCATCATTGCAGCTTGAATCATCTGCGCTTGCGGGTTCTGACCTACAATCTGCATGATCTTGGGGTCCTGCATAGCGCCCATGTGCACACCCAAGTGAGCTTGGTGGTTCTGCTCCATAAACGCTTTGATCGGCTTGCCAGTCAGCAAGTTCTGGTTCTCTTGCACTGGGTCTGTTGGCAGTGCGTCTTCCTCAACAGGCACAAGTTTGTTGGCGTTCTTGATGCCCAACACCTCAATCATCTGCCGGTGCAACAGGGGCAAGTTGTACAACTGCGGGGCTTGCTGTGCAAGCTGTAACACGGCCTGATACTGCACAATCTTCTGCGCCATCGTCGCGGCGTTCGGATCAGACACAGGGATAACATCAGTCGAGTCGTAGTCAGACTTCTTCGCACGACGACCAGCGTCTTCTGGTGTGTAGTCGTACTCTTCTGGCGTGTAGTCAGCAATGATGACCTTGAGCAGTTTGAACTCCTGCTTCATGGCGTAGTGGACGCGGGCCTGAACAGCCGTCATCACTTTGAGCGTACGCTCCAGCAGAGCCAGAGTTGTGCCCACCGGAGCCTGAGAACTCATGTCGCTTACGTTCATATCACCAGAGGAGGCAAACGCCCGACCCTCGGAGACAATGTTCTGGAACAGCGTATAGAGAACCTGACTTGGCTCCTTGTACGGCAACGGTAAGATGTTGTCGCGGATACTGCCAGACGGAACGTCTACGTCTCGGAACTCGCCGGGGGCAATCGGAGTGTCATCACCTTTAATGCGAAGCCCCCGTGATTTAAGTCCTCCGGGGAGATTTGACAGAGTGCCCGCATCAACCAATTGACGGATGAGCATGGTAGCGGACTTAGCGTAACCTCCAATGAGATGGATAAGACCGTATCCGTAGAAGCCAAATCCGGGGATGTACTGGTAATGCACAAAGTGCTGTCGCTTGGTCTTGAGCTTGTCGTCTTCATACCAATTTCTCCGAATAGCTAAAATTTTGTTGGTGCCCTTCTCCACGGTAACAACGTACGGCAAGGCAATGCCCGTCATCTCTCCGTCTTTGTTCTTGTCTTCAAACCCCTTGATGTCCAAGTCAACGTGCATCTCAAGCACGCGGAACCTGTCATCCTGTGTGGCAGACATGCCCGTTTCTTCTGCCTTCTGCTTTTCAATGTCGTCTAGCTCGTAGCTTGGATCACCCAAATCTACGTCCATGTAGAATCCAGCTTTCTGAAGCTTGAGCAAGTCATTCTTGGTCTTACGCATGACGTGCGTAACTCGCTCCGCGCCTTCTAAATTCGACGCGCCGTAAGGCACTACGATATCTTCAGCGGGGATAAACACCGCAACTTGGCGACCCTTCGACGGGTCGTAGTACACCTTCTTAAAGGCAGAACCCGCCAATGGCAGCGACCACAACATCTTTTCGTGTTCTGGCCGATACTCCACCATCACGTCGGTCAATTGGTAATTCATATCCTCGCGTACGCGAGCAGCGGCTTCTTCACGCAGGCGGTCAACAGCGCCAACGATCTGGGTCTTGACGGGGCCCATCGCTGGGAACGTCTCCATCATTGCTTCGGACTGGAAACGTACAACTGACTCAGTGAGCATCGGGTGGAACACACCGCAAGCTCCGTTCCAAGGCTCTGTGCGCTCCTCGTACTTCAGACCCAGCAGCTTCAGACCATCAACGTAAGCCTGTATCCAGTCTTTACGGTCTCCGATGTCTTTGTCGAACTCCTCAACCAACTCAGCGCCAAGCGAGTCCATAACATCTGCGTCAATGTACTCAGCCAAGTTGGCATCAAACGTATCCGCAGTTTCTTTGGCAGGCAGGAGATCAATCTCAAGACCACCCATGCCAATACTTACTGACTCCGGGTCTTCAATCTCAATCTCAATTTCCGGTACGTCGTTGTCGATTTGGTCGAGACCCTCGGGGGCAGCGTATAAACCTTTACTGATTGCCATGTTCGTTCCTTAGATTGTGTAAAACTTCTCGCGCCGCGAGTTTTTGAACCACTTAATTTCTTCTGGCTCGTCGCTAGGCAAGCGAAGAAAACCACCCTGACGAAATCTCATCAGTGCAAGTGTTGTTGCGTCAACCAAGTCATCGTGCTCGCCCGACGGAAACGCAGCTATCTCATCCACGAGTTCTTCTGCCCAGCGTGTACGAGGCACCCACACCTTGCCAGACGCAATTATGTCCGAGACTGAGTTCAACCGGGCGATCTTGTCCTGCCCTTTACTGGGTGTGTACTCCATCACGGGTATGCCCATCGCACGCAACTCATAGATCAGGGGTGCACCCGTGGCCTTCTTCTCAATGAGCAGTCCATCCGGTTCAAACTCGGTGTACTCCTTGAGCACATCACGCTTTAAGTCCACCCACTCGACACGTTTCTTATACGTGTTCAAAAGGATGATGTTTTTCGACATGTCCGTCTCGTTCGTAAATATGCCCCACGTCGTCCCAGCGGAATAGTCGGCACGTTGGTGTTTCTCAAACGCCGTGTCCCATGTTTGGAGGATGTACTCGCATATAGGCGGATCATCTTCTTCCCACCACTGCCACCAATCTCGCTTGACGATGGCTGACTCGTTGCCCACCGGGTTCTGCTGGTACTGGGCTTGCCACTTGGAGTTCGGGAGTTCTTCTTGCAGCGCAGACAACTCTTCTAAAGACCAGAACTCCGGCCAGAGCGGGTTGCCGCTGGGGAGAATCGCAGGGAACTCAATGACCTCCCAATCCTCGCCCGTCCTCTGGGCAGCGGACTTGAGCACTTGGCCAGTCAAATCCCGCTGGGCCCAGCGCGTCATCACAATCACAATCGCCCCGCCCGGCTGGAGACGCTGACGTGGACCTGACGTGTACCACTCGTACACCTTGTCGTAGATTTCAGGGTTGGTAGCAGCCATCGCCGCCTCTTGTTCAGAGTGCGGATCGTCAATAATCAGTAGGTCAGCGCCCTTACCTGTAACAGCACCACCCACACCAATAGCGAAATAGTCTCCGCCCTTGGAGGTGTTCCACCTACCAGCCGCTTTTGAGTCGCTCTGAAGAGCCAGTCCGGGAAAAACTTCATGATAAGCCTCCGTATCCACAAGATTTCGCACTTTTCGACCAAAACCCACCGCTAACTCGGCTGTATGGGAGGTCTGAATGACCTTTTTGCCCGGATTTTTGCCCAAAAACCACGCTGGCAGCAAATATGAGGCGAATTCTGACTTGGTATGCCGTGGCGGCATGTTGATGATGAGCCGTTTGCACGTTCCGTTGGCCACCCGCTCGAACGCTTCGGCCATTCTCTTGTGGTGACGCCCGGAAATAAAGCTCGGCCACATCTTTTCGACGAACTTGATGAACTTCTCGTGCATCAACTCGTGACCTTTTAGCTCTTCTAGCTTGGCAAGCTGCGCATCCAACACCCGCTGATCCGACTCCGACAGGTTCGGAAGGATTTTTAACACGTCCGCAAGGGACATAGTGGGTGTGGTTGCCGCCATCTATTGTTATTTTGTTATGCGTTTTTCGGATGAGCTAGCTCATCGTCTGGATATTCTTGCGTATCTGTAGTTTCTGGGTCGTTAGTGTTACGGATTGTTTCCACAAAGGTTCCCTCTACTACGGCCCCTAGATGCTCATCCAGATCGTCGAACGGAGTCACATCGCTGATCTCCGAATTCATCAAACGCTTGACGCGCTCCTTGATGGAGTTCTCGAGCGAACTAGAAGAAGTGTGGTGCACGGTAATTTCTGAGCGCTCGGTGAAAAGTCCGATGTCGCTGTGTTTGCCAAGCAGTTCCAACGCCTTGAGTTCCAACTTCGGGTCTCCGCAGTCGGCCATCGCAATGAGTTTGTTTGTTACGAAGTTCCGCGCCTGCTGCACATCCGCAAATGCTTGGAAGTCGTGTTCTTTGATTGCCACCGACAGAACTTTGGCTACCCCTGTCTTAGAGATAGTAGTCGGGGTGTTGGGTTTTACTTTTCCTGTAGCTAGCGCAGCGGCAGCTTGGAAATCTCTTGCGTCGAAGTCTAGGCTTGCGCCGAGCTTTTCAACTAGGTCTACTGTGTTTGCAGCAATGGCGACGCTATCTGCATGAGTTCTGGGTTGCTCATCAGACAGATCAAAGGGCAGAGGCTTGTCCGCGCTAGGCTGAAGTTCAATCATAGATTACGGGCACTTCAAAAGAAGGAATGGCCGGACTATAGCAGAAAAAATATGGGGGTGGGGTGTTTTGTTTTGGAAAGCATGCCGGGGGGGTTTCTGCACAGGCAGGGTGGGGTAACTTTGTGCTACAAAATATATGGGGGTGGGGGGTTTGCTTTTGGAAAGCATGCCGGGGGGTTTTTTAAAAATGAATATCGTTTGTGCGGAACCCAGTGTATAGGACCCCGGGACTCCTTTTTTTAATTTTGGGTGGGGCGGGTGGTGGTGGGTATCGGGTTTTCTAACTTTTGTTAGGTATCGGCGGGTTAAATTGTATTTAATTATTGTCCCCGAAAAACTTGTATTTCGTGATACATTATGATATAATACAGGCATGCAGAGAAAATAGTTTCTCTGCATATTTAACTCAAAGGGTTTGTATTATGTCAGCAATAAATGTAACTACACCGTCAATAATCGGTAGTGATTTAGACGAAGCTCGCAATGGCGTAAAGGTATCGGTCAGTAAATCGGGAGAATCAATAAGTGTTTATTCTAAAATGATGGATAAATATTTTACTCTGCGGAATGATGCGGGTGAAGTAACTACAAAATGGTTTGACCGCAAAGGTAAACTGGGCACTGAGGTTAAAGAAGAAAAGGCCAAGTTTAAGGCCATGTTTCCAGAATGTGCAAAGGGTCAAACTGCCGATAAATCAAAAGGTGAATTCTCTTATGGTACAGGCGATGTTTACTGGCAAAGGGTCAAAATCGAATCGGGTTATGAAACCCCTGAAATGAAGGCCGCAAAGGGCAATAGCGACAAAAAGGGTTTGGTTGAAATGTGCAGGGCAGAGTTACAGACTATGCTTAACCGTATCAACAAAGCCAGAGCAGACAAACCCGAAGGGCTTGATTTGATGCTCGAAGTGTATGAGGATATCGAGGTTGTATTCTGTACGCTCGGCGGCAAAACTGACGAATTGAAGTAAACCGGATGAACCTAGGGGAAACCCTAGGTTCTAACAAAGTTAGAAACTAACCCGCTTCGGCGGGTTTTTTGTTGCCTGTACTCTAACAATGTTAGGTGTGGGCTTTTCTTTTTGCGCTTACCTGTTCGGCAATACCAGTTCTCCGAGCGGCGTCAGCGGCCA